CCTCATCGATGGTTGGATTGGCTTTTGCGCAATTCACATTGATGAGTTCTTTACTTTCCTTGGTAATGTTAGGATTGGCTTTTGCACAATCCTCATTATTGGGGTACCTGAATACGTTCCTTGCATTAGGTTATTATTTGTTTTATCTCCCTCTTTGGGCAGGTATTGTCACTATTGACACAGTCATGTTTATAGGCCGTAAGGCTGTTCATAGTTTTTGTGTTTTTAGAGATGATTACCTAAACCCGTTTTACTTAGAGTATGCGAGATTTAAGTCAATTTTTAAGCCTATTGAAGTTAGCATCTTTGATAGTAGATGTTGGCGGAGAACATCAGGAGGCGTCAGTGATTCTTATTGGCCGTTGCAAACTACAGCGGAAAGTTATTACCAATATTTGAAGGATCCGACTTATTGGCGCATTCGTTGTGTGTACGTAAACACATGGCATGATGTAGCGCTGTGGTGTGTTGTAGCTTTAATGGTTGTGGTTGCCATGCTAGCAGTTTGGAACACCGTTTACGCAGCACTACATCTTAATGACCCTATGGGAAGGGTGTGGAGGTCCAAATTAATAGCTTTGTTATCTGATTGTACTAAACAGTGCAACATTAGTGCTCGAACTTTGCGCTCGATGTTCTCTAATATTTATATGATCAAGAACCGGATTTCGACTAATCACACTCATCCCCTCTCAGCAGCTGTGCGTACAGCTAGTAGCTCATCTATAGAGTTATTTTGTAAGATGCTGGGAAAAGAACCTTATTATCTGCAATTGTCTCCTGCTGATATTAAGAAAGGTCGTAATGGAACAAGAACATATCATTGGGCTAAAGATTTGTCTGTCCAAGTTCAGACGTTTGCCCCTAAAACTTCCGATATTATTGTCGGAATTGACGTTGATATGTATCTTGATGTTCCAAATATGTTGGCTACCACTGTGGCCCCGTATATCTTCTCCACTTTTCAACCCACTGCTGTTTCAGGCGATTGTGGTGAATATTCCTACACATTCTTTGAGAATGATGAAGTGGAATATGTTGTTAGTGGAGGTGCCATTTATAGGCACCATGTTTGGAACTATAGTCATGATATAATTGTCTGTAGTGCCCGAACGTGGCGAGGATTGGGTGTACGCACAGTAGTTTATAATGTTGATAGGAAGCAAATAGGGCTAAATCACCAGTTGATTATGTTGAGCCCGCTGAAAACATTTGTGTCTCCATTGTTTGATTTATCGTGGCTGGTAGAAGGTCATGTTTTAGACAGACTTCATGTTTTTGATAGAGGCTTCCTACGGCTTAGAGTGGTCACTGAGAGTGGGAATCAAATTTCAACGTCTAGAGTTGGTGAACATAATAGTGTCACAATTCCCATTGTTTTGGATGATGCCCTAGCCAATATAGCTGAGATTGGGAAAACTGAATTGACTATAGCCGGAGTCAGGCAGGTCGTTGAGGGCCTTGATGTCTCACGGGCTGCAGTCTTGGTTGCCTACCATAGGTTGCGCAAGTCATATTCTGTTGATAAAGTATTTCCTGTTAAGGATTCCGTCAAACACTATCAGTTTGATCCTAAAATGTATGATCCTGAAGCTAAGATCACTATGATCCCGTTCATGGCCCCGATTATAGATGAGTGCTTTGCACCCGTGGCATCATTTTCAAATGATGAAGCCACCATATTGGGGCGTGTCATAGAGGTCAAAGCAAGTGATGATTTGGAAATTACTGAATTGGAATTGAAATTTATGACGGAATTCGTTGAATTATTAGTTGGCGATAAAGCCAATACGGGAGTGCCGTTGAGTATTGATGATGTGTATGAACGCCAGCACCGTCCTTCTCAACGAACCATTTTGAATAAAGCTGTTGATAGTTACGAATACACCGTGAATAAGCCAGTGGACTCGTTTCAAAAACGCGAGTCATACCAAGATGTTAAGGATCCCAGAAATATTTCCACTATTCCTGGGCCCCAAAAATTACATTATTCGAGATACATGTATGCGTTCTCGGATAATGTACTTAAGCATTTACCATGGTATGCGTTTTCAAAAACTCCGTTGGAGGTAGCGCAAAGAGTCACTGAACTGTGTGAGAATGCATTACATGTTGATAACACCGATCTAAGTAGGATGGATGGACGTGTTTCCAAGAAATTGCGAGTGTTAGAGAGCATGTATATGCAACGTTGGGCATCTGCTTCAGAAAAAGCCACATTAGCTGAGTTGATGGCTACACAAGTAAACCAACGTGGATTTACTAAATTTGGTAAGAAATATGACACTGGTTATTCCCGGTTATCAGGGTCACCTGAAACGTCGTGTTTTAACACTGTGGATAATGCGTATATGGCTTATTCAGCTCTCAGGTCCACCCGCACTTGGGGTGGTGAGTTTATGTCCCCAAGTGAGAGTTGGAAAGGGTTAGGCATTTATGGTGGAGATGACGGAATAACTGCTGACGTTTCCGACGAGTCTTATGTGAGTGCATGTAAGGCCGTCGGTCAAGTGTTGGACATAGTTCGTACAAAACGAGGAGAACGAGGTGTGACCTTTTTGAGTCGTTATTATAGTGATGAGGTATGGTATGGAAATCCCAATTCCATATGTGATGTTAGGAGACAGTTGGCTAAGATTCACGTCACCCATAACCTAAACCCCAATGTATCCCCAATTGAGAAATTGTCAGAGAAAATGTCTGGATTGTTCCTTACTGATAGGAACACTCCAATTATTGGTGATTTAGCTAAATTGACTATTGATCTGAATGGTATGAGCCCATTAATACATGGAATCTCATCGTATTTCTCACGCTTTCCATATCATCAACAGTTCCCCAACACGTGCGGCGGCTGGGCTGTTGATTATGTGAAAGATATGTTGCCTGATTTTGACTACCATTTATTTAATGATTGGATCAATAAAGTACGGATTGGTCAGGCAGATCTTCTTAAACCTCCCCTGTGCATTCCCGGATCAACTGAATCGTATAAAGTGAAACGACCGGTTGTTATTAATGGTGTTGATTTTGCGCCTATGAATCCGTATGACAAATGTAAGCACAGGGTTGAAGGTGATTGCACTCATGGCGAGAGATGCATCCATTTGGTTAAGAAGACTAAATGTGGAGGGGAGAATTGTTCTTTTAAGCACAAGATGAGTGCTAAGACTGAGATGCGTGTGCGCACTTCTCAGTCTGAATAAACATCAATATGAAGGAACGCACGTAGAGGGGCAACTTGGTGCCCCAGCCATTAAAAATTTTATTTTCTACGTGCGTTTAATTGGCTGAATTAATATGTTAACAAGAAGAGAACGAAATCGTGATTTACAATTATCAATTGCAAGACAAGCCGCAATGGTGCTTAGCAATCCAGTTGCAGCTGCCACTGGTGCAGCTAAAACTGCAATTGGAGCAAAAGCAATTATTGACGCTGCTAAAATGGGTAAGCAATATTACGATAAAGTTTTTAAAGAGGTTAAGAAACCTATTAAAAAGGTCGAAAGACGAATTGTTGAAGCTTCTCAAGACCGGTTGGAACTGGCTCCAGTGTCTAAGGGTTACACCATGATTTCTAGAGCCCCCAGATTAAGAAATTCATCTGGTAAGGTTTACACTGTTAAACACCGTGAATTGGTCACATCGGCAATCCCTGGATCAACATCTTTTGCGCAGCAACTTAAATATTCAATTAATCCTGGATTGGCCTCCCCATTTTTATGGTTGTCATCCATTGCAAATCAATATGAGCAGTGGAATGGTTCAGTGAAATTTTGTTATGTTCCCACTGCGTCTACTGCGACTAGTGGTGAAATCATGATGTTTGCTGATTATAATGTTTATGACGCTGATCCAACAACGGAAGCACAGGCGCTTGACCATGCTGGAGCTGTTTCAGCACCAGTATGGACTTCCAACTGTTTGACGTTGGATGCTAAAGCCATGTTTCCCACTGGGCCGAAGAAGTATGTTCGTTCGCAGGTAGTTGCTGGGGATAGACGTTTGTATGATGGTGCTAATTTTTATTTCTACACTAATAACTGTGGAAGTACTGCCACCATTGGCAAATTGTTTGTGGAGTATTCTATAAATTTATATGTGCCACAATCTGATCCTGCGTCTAGTGCTCCTACTAATACAACTGAAATAGCGTTGAGCACCCAGCAGAACCTTACAACCAATGACACTACTAACATTGCTTTTGATACAATCATTTGTGATGGATTGGGTATAGGGTCATCTTTATCTGGCGGCGTTATAACGATTCCACCTGGTTCGTTTAAAGTTACGTATGTATCTACTTATTTTGATAATGTAGCAGAGGCGAACGCTGGAATTCTTGAGTTGAAACTAGGTAATGCAGTTGTTGTGCCATCAGTTGTTTATTCTGCTACTGAGGGTTCTACTTATGCTACCATTCAAGGCAACGCTGTTATATCAACATCTGTTGCGACCACTTTACAAGTCTTGATAAATATAACTGGAGCTAGTGGGACTCTTTTGATTCCTGCCCACACTGCTTGGTTAATTATAAGTCCTGCTTAATGATGATAATTATCACCATCTCCTCTTAAATTATACATATTCCATTAAAAATTTTAAATTAACAAAATCAAATACAAAATTAATTATATTTAAAATCAAATACAAAATCAACCACTACTTACTTTTACTTATACTTACTATCTATCTTTAAACCTTGGTGACAGTATCCAAG